CCGCCTTTGTCAGTCCGCTCATCACGGCCTTGCCGGCCTTGTCGAGACGTTGCGCGCCAATGGCATTGGTCAGCGAGATCCCGATGGCGGTGCCGAGCATGATTCCGGCGTCCGCACCGAGCTTGGGCAGGGTGTTGCGCAGTGCCGTTCCGATGCGCTCGGCGGCACCGGTCATCCCGGTGGGGATCGCGTCGCGCAGTTTCTCCCCGAGTCGGCGGCCCGCGATTTCCCCCGCGCCCTGAAGCGCTCCGGTGATGGCCCCGCCGACAGCGGTCGCGGAACCTGACGCACCTTTGGCTACCGCCTCGCCGGTCTTCTTCCCGGCGTCCTCGGCGGCCTTCTGGTCAACCTTCGGCTCGACCGTGACCTGCTTGGTGTGCTTCTCGACGGTCTCTTTGGCCTGCTTGCCAGCCTTCTCCGCGGCCGGCTGGTCAACCTTCGGTTCGATGACGACCGAGACGACCTTGCCCTCGATCTGCTTCTCGATCTCATCCGAGACGCCCTTGAGGGAGGGAATAATCTGGAGTGTGGCGTAACCGATTGTCGGCATTAACCCTTCTCCCGTCGTCGTTTGATTTTCTCGAACAGCGCTTTAAGCGATCGCTTGGCGTCGGCTTTGGCCTTGGCTGAAATCTCCGCGCGTACCGGATGGTCGAACTCCTCTGCCACCGAGCCCTTTTCGGAGTTGGCCCGCACCAGCAGCGTCCAGATGTCAGCCAGCAGATGCTCGGTGCTTGACCACACCGGCTGGCCCTCGTTGAGAGCGCTGACCAGTGCGGACTCTCGGGGTAGATGTCGGATGAGCACGCACAGCCGCCGCGACGAGAGTGCGCCGCGGTAGAAGTCGGTCAGGTCAAGTCGGTAGAACCGGGCGAGGTCGGCCTCTATCTCGTCTCCATGCTCATCGAGCAGGATCCAGAGGTCGCCTAGTTTCCCAGTGCGTCGGTCAGCTTCTGGCCGATCTCGGCGAAATCACCGACGGTCGGGTTGGTGGCGATGAACGAGGCCCACTGCTCTGCTCCCAGTAGCAGTTCAGTTCCGCGCATCTCGTCGTCGGCCTTGAACGCCATGTAGGCGGTCAGCGGAACCTTCTCACCAAGCGGGATGCGCAGCGTGATGCCGCACTGCTCGATGTCGATGAATCCGTCGGCCTCTGCTTTGCGGACGTCGGGCGACTTCTTCTTCTTGTGGTCTTGGGGTTTGGTTGTGCCGTCGGGGATTTCGGGCATGGGGACAGGACTCCTCTAGAGAGGTTGGGGACTTCGGTGCCTGGCCTCGCACCCGGGCGGGGGAGTCCCCAGCCCGCCCGGGGCGAGGAGTTATCAGGCGATGGTGACGGTGCCGCCGGTGCCGACCGCGGTCATGCTGAGCACCGAGGCGCTGAAGACCACGGTGAACGGCCCGGTACCGGAGCCGGTGACAGTGACGCCGCTGGCCCCGACGTTGGCCAGTGCCCGCAGGGAGGTTTGCAACTGGGCCGAGGTCAGTGTCGCGATCGCCGGGGTCGTCTGGCCGTCCACGGTCACCGAGTAGGAGGTCAGGCCGGAGCCGAGGGTGACGGTCTTGGTGAACGGCAAACCGCCGACGACCTGGAACACGTCGTTGCTGGCATCTGAGGTGTGATGCACCGAGATCTCGGCGAATTGCAGCTCGCCGTCGATGATGCCGCCGTGGTTTTTGAGTTCGGCCAACGCTGGACGCAGCGAGACCCAGATACGGGTGCCACCGGACACGTCGTCGTCATAGAACCGATACAGCACATAGATCTGCACGTTCTTGGGAATGCCGACCTTGTTGGACGCCGAGCCGGGAAGGATGACCTTGCGAGTGACGTCGTTGTACTCCAGGGCGGTGAATGCCGTTGTCAGCTTTCCCTTTTTGAGCTTCATGCGGAACGCGGGACGACCGAATGCGTCGTACTCTTTGACGTCGCCGGCCGGGTCGAGTGAAATCCCCTTTTTGTCGTCGATGAGTCCGCACAGCTTCCAGCCGAGCGCATCGAGGTCGGCATCAGCCGAGGTGGGAATGTAGGACGAGATGCTGGACACGTCGGACTTGAGCGCCAGCCAGACTTCGGCGCGGTCCGGGATGATGGTCAGATCGGGATTTGCTGCTTGCACCATGATGCGGTTCCCTCCTTCAAGGGCGAGATGCCCTTGCGGGCTTGATAAACACCCATTGCCCGGATTGGGGTGGGGTCAAATGTGGCTGTGCGCCAACAGTTGTGGCGCTAATCGCCTACGGGGTGCGCGCTTGAGCGAGCACGTCAAACGAGGCCCCCGCCTCGGACTCAGGCTGGGCCGTGATTCTTGGAATTAGTTAGTTGCTCTTGCGCTTTCGGCGCTTGGTTTGGGTGCGCTTTTTCGGCGCGGACTTCTTGCTCGGCCGTATCTCAAGGCCGACCGCGGCGGCGGCGCGGGACAGCACGCCGTCCTTGGCTTGAGCATCTGCCGGAACACTCACCGAAGCGCGTGCGCGGTCAGTGGTGGAGAGCTTGACCTGTGCGCCCTCACCGGCGGCGGCCGAAACCTGCTCGGCGAGTGCGGCGATCTCATCAGCTACCAGATCCTTGAGCACCTCCGCACCGCCTGCGGGGTCAAGTACAAAGGCCATCAGGCTTGGATGGTTCTGGCCTGCGCGGTCAGTAGCACCGAGGCTAGGAATGCGCCGGTGTCTTTGTCGCGCGCATCGAGTACGCCACCCATTTCGGAGTCGATGCTCACGACTCCGGTCGGTCGTCCGGTGCCGAGCTTTCCGGCTGCCAGGGTGACGATTGCGCGGGCTTGGGTACGGCCGGCGGCATAGGCGGTCAGCCGAATGGTGTGCTGGGACTTGATCGGCCACTGCATCGGACCGCCGTCGTCGGCGACGAGCAGGATCGGTCCGTTGGCGGGAATCCACCTCTCCGGCACGTTCATCCGCACCTCGGCGCCGGCGATGCGTGGGGTCAGCCAGTCCTTGATCGCGGGAAGGATGTCGGCCTGCACGCGTGTCATAGTGTGATCCCGGCCTTGGCGGTGGCCAGGACTTCGACTCCTCCGCGACCGCCCTCGTCCCATTCCCTGGCGCGGCCGATGCAGACCTGGCCGCGCACGGTGATGGTGAAGTTGTTGGTCAGCAGTGCGCTGGTGCGCGTCCATCCGCTGGGTTGCTTGATTTTGAGCGGCAGATAGATGGTGAAGTCGACCTCGTCAAGGTTGCCATCGGCGCCGGGTTGCACAGTCGTGTTAGTCGGTGCGACGAGCCCGCGCAGGGTGAAGGGGGTGCCCGCAGGCAGCGGGTCGTCATTGGCGTCGAGACCGGCCTGCGGGGTGATGGTCAGGATCTCGCTCACGCCATACTCTCCAGCCGGTACCTGTCCAAGATTGACAACTCGGCCCCGGTGAACGCCGACCCCATTTTTTCCTCGCTGAACCGGAACGGGCCGACCGCGATCGGTATCCCGCCGGCGGCGGCCTGAGACCTGCGATCGGCGACGGAGAAGACCGCGGTCTCAAAGTCCTCGGCGCTGTCGAATCCGTGAGTCATCGTCACGGTGATGCCACTGAGGCGCGATGTCCAGAACTCGCCGGTCGTCTTGCGCACCACGCCGGTCTGCGACCACTCAAGGTCGGCCAGGTTGACTGCAACGCCGTCCTCGGTGACCGCGGTGAGGGTGAGGAGTTTGAGCGTCGGAAGGCGCAGCAGCCGTCCCCCGGGGCCGTCGATGGACACCGCGGTATCCGCGCGCGAGGGTGTGACGTGCCATCCGCACCATCGCCTGACCTCGGCGAGGCTGCGTGAGAGGATCTGGTCGGTCAGGGCATCGGCGGCGTCCAGTCGGCCTCGGGTGTAGTCGGCCAGGGCGTCGGAGTCAAGCACTATGGCGCCTTGTTGCGCGGTGTGCGGGACTTGTTGGGTGGGGCCGCGGCTTTGTCGGCGGGTGCGGCGTCGGCCTTCTCCGTGACGGCGCTGAGCCCACGGGCGGCGGCGTCGGCGTCGGACAGCAGCAGCGTTGTGGGGAATCCGTTGACGATGACGTCGTAGTGCTTCACGCCGATACTCCTCAAGCTCAGATTGGTGTCATCACAGTGGAGGGTGGCCACAGTAGCCACCCTCCACATGTGTGATCAGTGCCTTGGTATCAGGAGAAGGCGACGGTGCAGAACGCCGTCGGGCGTGTCACACCGAATGCCAGGCGCTCCTCGGCGAGGATCGCGACCAGGTTGCGGACGAAGAAGTCCAGGTGCGAGTCCGTCATGGTGACGGTGGTCTGCTCGCGGTCCCACACGACGGCTTTCTGGAAGTCGCCGATCAGTCCGGTGTTAGCTGCCTGGGTCTCGGATTCGACCACCGGAACGCCCCACAGGGTGCGCTGACCGATCGCGGACGGGCCGCCGTAGTAGTACCGGTTCTGGCCGTCCTTGAAGAGGTCGATCTTCTCGGCGTCGGCCGGGTTGATCACCAGCGCGGTCGGGCTGACCCGGCCCACAGTGCTGAGCTTGGTGATGGCCTTGCGCACGGTCTGGAACAGGTCGGTGGAGAATGCCTGAGTCTGGATGCCCGAGGTCTGGTTGATGCCGGTGAAGTTCTCACCGGAACCGTTGCCGTTGAGAATCTGATCCTCTTCGGTCTCGGCGATGTCCAGCGACAACTCGTCGTTGATCAGACCCTCAAGCTGTGCCACGTCGGCCAGTGCCCGCTTGGTGACCGGCACCCACTCGGCGATGGTCTTGACGTTGGTCGTGACCACCGCGTAAGCCCAAGCACCTTCGGGCTTGTAGCCGCCACCGGAGACGTTCGCGAACGTCACAGCGCCGGTGGAGGTGTTGGCCGTCGCGGTGCGCTCGCCGGAGGCGGTGGCCTCGGCGACGACTGCGGCGGCGTTGGTGTGGCTGGACTGCTGCACGTACTCCACGGCGTCACTGGTGGTGCGACGGTTGGAGACCAGGTTGCGCACAGTCAGCGGCTTGCGGCCAAGCATCTCGACGATGTCGGTGCGGTCGTTGACGACGAACGCGCCGGCCGAGGTGGAGCTGAGGCCGGTGAACAGCGACTTGACCGCGATCGGGTTGGACTGCACGCGGCCCTTGGCCGGGATGCGGCCCTCGGGGTAGCCGGCCAGCAGGCTTTTGAACTCAGGCGAGTCCACGATCGTCAGGCCGAGGCTTTTGACCCTGGCCTTCAGTTCGGCCGTCTCGGACACGCCGACGCTGTCGGCGAACTCCTTGGCCTGGGCCATGACGGCCTCGTCGGCCTTGACGGTCTTGATCCCGTCGAGGACGTCGGTCAGCGACTTCATCGAGGTCTCGTAGGTGTGCCGCTCCTCGGCGGACATCTCGCGACCTTCGTCGGCGGCCTTCTGGGCCACTTCGCGCGCCGTCTTGGACTCAGCCTCGGCGCGCTCTTTGAGCATGGTGATACGTGCGCTCATTGTGAGCTTCCTTTCGGATTGGTTATGCGACCTCGGCCATGACTTGGCCGAGTATCGCGTCGGTTATCGCCGAGAAGTCGACGGACGGTGTCGGGATGGCCTCACGCGGCGACTCCTCGGGTACCGCGACCTCGTCCTGATCGGACTTGGTCACGATGCCGTCGTTCTCCTGGCAAGGCGGGCCTGACTCGCTGGCCTTCTGCTCGTCTGGTGTGCTGTCGAGAACGGACAGCACGCGGCTCAAAGCCTCATGCGCGCTGCGCAATTCGTTCTCATTTTTGGCCGATAGCACGCGGCCAGCTTTTACCTCGGCGGTCATCCGCGCGGCGAACTCACCGGCACGTTTGACCGCCAGAATCTCGGTCTCCTGATTGGCGCCCACGGTCACCACCGACACCTCGTACAGCTTGAGGTCGCGGATCTCGTAGACGTCTTCGCCCTCGACGGTGGCCGGGCCGCCCTCAAGGACGTCATAGGCGAACGACATCTGGTCGATGCGGCGCCCCTTGAGCATCCGGTAGACCTGCTTGGCTTTGGGGTTTTCCAGGTCGAGCTGGCAGGTCACCAGCAGGCCGGTGTCGTCCTCTTCGGCTTTGATGACCGATCCGATATTGAAGTCGGGGTCGCTCATGTTGTGGCCGAACAGCAGCGGGATGGGATTGCCCGACTGATCCCAGCGGGCAAGGTCATTGGTGAATGCGCCCTTGACGACGACGTCGCCGGTGGAGTCGACGTTGCCGAAAACGCTGGCGTAGGCGGTGAATTGGCCCTCGGCCAGGCCGTCAGCGGGTCCAGCCTTCAGTTGCAGTGTGGTCGCGTTCTTGGTCAGCATGGTGTTCTCCTGCTCAGGCCGGCGGTGGGGCCGGCGCGGCCGGGATGGGGGTCTGGTTGCCGTTCTGGGTGACGTTGAGCGGCACGATCAGGGTGTCCCCCCCGTCGATCGGGGGACGGTTGTCCAGGGCGCGGGCCTCGTTGACCGTCATCGTCGGACCACCCACCGACTTCTGGATGGCGTCGGCGCGTTCCTCAAAGCTGCCGGTGAGCTTCTCACGCAAATTGAACTCCACGTAAAAGCGTTGCGGCGCAGGCTCAAAGTCAGGTAGCAGTTGCAGCTCGATGTCCTCTTGGATCATCGTCAGCCACGGCCCCAGGGTGTCCTGGTAGAGCATCTTGTGCTGCTCGGTGATATTGGAGAAGGTGGCGTGATCGAGTAGGCCCACCATCGGCGGGGGAACGAAATACGCGGCGGCGACTTCCTCGCGGGTGAGTTTGCGGCCCTCGATGTACTGCAAGTCCTTCGCAGTCTGGCTCACGGCGGTGAACGTCATACCGTCTTCAAGGATCGGGGTACCGCCGGCGCCGGGGCCGGCGCCGCTGTACTGCGCCTGCCACGACTTCTTGAACCGCTCACGCGCCGAGTCCGACCATGCCGGGGAGTCGGCGGGACGCTGAAGGTAACCGCTCATCCGGGCGCCGTTGCGCATGACCTGCTCGCGCATCTCGCTGCCCGCCCACTCCTCGCGCAGTGTGCGCCGCAGCGATTCCAGCGGACTGATACCGGCGTCCTGCTCAAGGCCGTAGCCGCGGAAATAGACGATCTGATCGCGCGGATAGACCGTCGATCCCTTGACGCCGATGATCCGAAACGCTGACGGTGTCAGCCAGTCGGTGCCCTCGGGTTGCACGCGGGTCGGCGGGATACGCACCAGTCCGTAGACACCGGCGTCATTGGTCTTGAGCCAATAGGCGTTGTCGTAGATGGCGAAGTCATGCACCAGTGCGTTGATGAAGCGGTAACGGCTGGTGTACGGATTCGGCTGACGCAGCAGCACCGCCAGCGGATGGTCTTGCATCCGTTTGCGGTCGGCGTCGCCGATGCGCTCAAACATCGCCAAGCCGAGTTGGGCGATGTTGCGTGCCAGGAACGAGACCACGGTGCGCACCGACTCCTGGGTGCGCCAGATCTCGGCATAGTCGGCCGAATAGCTCTCCGAG